AACACACTGCCCACAGTTTCGCCGTCGGTACTTTTATAATACCTCACGCCGTACAGCGGTTTTCTTGCCACGGAGTCATCGTAGATCAGAAAGCATTCCAGCGGCGAAAGATAGGTGATGCGGATTCTGGCATCTTCATCGGTGTACAGCAGTTCGAAACCGCTGCCGTAGATGCTGCAGTACTTCGACAGCTCTGCGTTGTTGTCGTCCTGATCGTTGTACTTCTGGATCTCCTCCAGTTCCGCCGAAACCGCTTCATCAGGGTGCATCGTCTTTACCGGAATTCCCAAGAAAAAACCGTTGAACCGGTCAACAATGTACTTGGCGTGATTGCAGATGATGCGGTTGTCCGGCTTCCACGGCTCTTTCTTCGGCTGTAGCTGGATCGGGTGCCGCCCTTCGTACAGGTCTTTCAGATACTGCATACGCTCGCAGTCCCGCTGATGCCGGCGGAGCCACTCCCCCAGCTTTTCCGCCGTCAGTTCCGCTTCCCGCGGCATGATGTAATATTCCTGTCTTGGATATAACATTTTCTCACCTCTCTCACAACGTCAATCCGGAGTGGGACAGCGTTACCGGCTGCCGCAGAACGGTGTTGACAAAATACCGCACGTCGTCCATGGCGTGGTCGTTCTCCTTGATCGGTCTGTCCTCTGCTGCCTTTTCGTCCCAGCGGTACAGGGAAAATTCCCGAATGCAGTCCTGACACGCCGGCGAAAACAACAGCTTTCCCTGCTGCAATGCCGTGGAAACTCTGCGGATACCGTCCACCACATCGTTTTTCCCTTTCCGCACGGTAAAACCTGCCTGCCGCAGCTCCGTGATAAACGAAGCTGCTGACGGGTCCACGACGACAGCTTCAATGTTCCGGCCGCCTGCCAGTGCCTGTATGTGCTTCAGATACTGGGTATTGGTCAGCTGCCGCCGCTGTGCTCTGCCGCTGTAGTACCACTCTGCGGCACGGTATGCCTGCTTTCCGTCATAGCACCACAGCCCCGCTGAAAAGGCGTTCAGCGTGCCGTAGTCTACGGAGATGTACCACTTGCCCTGCGGGCTGTCCAGCTGCCGCATGTGCTGTGTCCGGTCAAACTGGGGATAGACAATGCCCTCCGCCAGACACCATTCCCCCAGAATGAACCGGTTGTAGAATACGCCGGTATACTCTGCCTTGACAGCGGTCACATACTGCGGATCCAGCGTGGTGTTGTCGTCCAACAAAAAACGCACGACAAGCATATCCAGCTCCGTGCGTCGGTCGATGTATTCTTTTTTCAGCCAGTGTTCCGGACTGTCGGGATTTGTGGTGGCGATCAGCTTCGCACCGGGGACACGCAGACGGGACAGCAGCATCACGAAGAAGTCCTTCGGAAACAGTGTCAGCTCGTCGCAGTACGCCCCCTGCAAAGTCAGACCGCGGATCTTGCTTTCGCTGCGGGCATCGTTTGCCCCCTCCAGCAGGATCCGCCGTCCGAACAGATACGCCTCTTTCGCCGATGTGGAAAACTGGAAATTGCTCCGTCCGAACAGTTCTTCCAGCGGTATCAGGCAGTTGCGTTTGAGCGTGGTCAGGGACTTGCCGCACATGAGATACAGCTTGTCTGCCGGCATGGTCGCCACCCAGAAGCCCCACAGCACCAGCGACACCCACGTTTTTCCGGAAGACACCGAGCCCTCCAGCAGGTTAATCCGGCACAGCTGTTTCCGCTTCCACAGTTCCAGCAGCTGCCGCTGTTTCTTCGTGTAGATCATCTGCCGCCTCCTGCATGCCGGCGATCAGTTCCGCAGTCTTGCCGTTGTCCGGCTTGGACTGTGCCGCCGCCTGTTTCTTCTTCATGGCAAGTTCTTCCCGCTGGACGGTTTCGCCGATCAGATCTTCCAGCTTCTCCAAAGCTTTCACATTGCCGTTTCTGGCTTCTTCGTAGAGTGCCTGTATCAGCTGCATTGCCGCGTCATCATTCTCCCGAAAAAAAGCCTTTGCCGCCTGTTTCAGGCTCCTGTACGCCCTTCTGGACGCTCCTGAAGCGATGCCGCCTTTTCTCGCGATTTCTCTCTGTTCGCTCTCTGTTCGTTCATCGAATGGAATCAGGTTTTCTGCATTTGCCATGTCCTCCCCTCCGGTAAAATGGCATAAAAAATGCCCGACGGCGTTACACCGTCAGGCACAGTATCTTATGTTATCAATTATAGCACAAATGATGTTGAATGTCAAGCCCTTTCCAGAATTTTTTCAAGGGCTTTCCGCACCTGATAACGGGACTGCTGCCGGTTCAGTCCGTGCAGCTCGTTGATAGTGCTCCAATCATCACCCATGATGTAATAGTCTTCGATCAGACGGTTCTGCGGGTATGGCAGGCGTGACGTCGACCGCATCACTTCTCTTGCCAGCGGCACGAGAACTTCATCGCACTGGAACCAATTTTCCTGCAATTGCTCCAGTTTTTCCATGTATGCTTCTTGCGGGGCAAGCGGCTCCCCGCATCCGTGAGGAGTATCACCGTACCGCATACCGCCGATGTTTCCGGCAGATGCTCTGTGCTCTGCAAGGCGGTTTGCTGCCTTTCTGACATCGACTGCGGCTTTGCGGCATTGTTTCAGGGTTTCTAGGGTCATGTGTCATCTTCCTTTCTTTCGGTGTATGCTCGTTTTACGCTCGCGTGCGTTAGGCTTACGCTCGGCGGGCGTTAGCGTTTCTTCCGGTTCTCCCGATACTGTTTCTGATATGCTTTCCGCCGGCGTATGGCACAGGCGTTGCAGAATCTCCGGTCGCCTTTCACGCCGATCAGCGGCTTGCCGCAGGTTTCGCAGTGCTTGGTGGTCATGGCTGTGCCTCCTTCGCTTTGCGTATTCTCGCTTTCAGGCTGTCGATCAGGGCGTCCTGCGTCGCGTTCTTGTCCTGCAGGGCGGCAAGGACATCGTCGTCCCGTGTACCGGTCACTGCAAGGTGATGTACAAAAACTGTAGCTGTCTGCCCCTGCCGGTGCAGCCGTTTGTTTGCCTGCTGATACAGTTCCAAGGACCAGTTCAGTCCGAACCAGACCACGTGGTTTCCGCCCTGCTGCAAATTCAGCCCGTAGGCACAAGATGCCGGGTGTGCCAGCAGAATGTCGATCTGACGGGCGTTCCAGTCCGCTGCGTCCTGTGCATTTTGCAGTACACGGACACGCAGCTTAGATCCCGCCAGCAACGTAGTGATCCGTGTGACGTCATGCCGGAAATTGTAAAACACCAGTGCCGGTGCCCCGTGCAGCTGCTCCAGAAGCTCCTCAAACGCTTCCAGTTTGCACCGGTGGATCTCTACCGCACTGCGGTTCTCGTCGTATACAGCCCCGTTACACAGCTGCAGCAGCTTGTTGGACAACGCTGCCGCCGATCCGGCATCGATCGTAGCTTCGTCCACCTCCAGCAGCATTTCCCTTTCCAGCTGCTGATACGCTTTCGCCGCCTTGCTGTCCAGCTGCACCGGAATCGTGTCGTACACCAATTCCGGCAGCTGCAAATAATCCTCGGCTTTCATGCTGATGCAGATGTCGCCGATCTTGTCCTGTATGGCCTTCTGTGCATCTTCCTTTGCCTCATAGGTCGTGAAGTGTCCGCCGTGGGTATTGCTGTTGAAATACATCTCCCGAAATCCGGTGACAGTCCGCCCCAGACGGATACCGCCGTCCAGCAGATACAGCTGTGCCCACAGATCCTGAATGCTGTTCGGTGCCGGTGTGCCGGTCAGTTCGATCAGCCGCTGCACATGAGGTCGGATCCACGTCAAAGATTTGAATCGTTTTGCCTTGCTGGATTTGAAACTGCTGCTTTCGTCGATAACGATCATGTCAAACGGCCATGCGTTTTTGAAATAATCCACCAGCCAGACGACATTCTCCCGATTCGTAATGTAGACATCTGCCGGACTGCACGCTGCACGGATCCGCTTCTGTGTGCTGCCCAGAATCATGGAGAACCGCAGGTGCCGCAGATGATCCCACTTCGCCGCCTCTGTGTCCCATGTAGCTTCGGCAACTTTCTTCGGGGCGATGATCAGACACCGGCACACCTGCAGCCGATTATAGATCAGCTCCTGTACGGCGGTCAGTGTGATCACCGTCTTTCCCAGCCCCATGTCCAGAAACAGCCCCAGTGCCCGATCAGATACGATCCGGTCAATGCAGTACTGCTGGTAGGGGTGCGGCGTGAACTTCATTCTGTCAGTCCATACTTGATGATATGCTTTTGCATGAACTTGTCCACCTCCTCCTGTGTACTCAGCACATAGACTTTCGTGCCGACCGCAGCCAGCCGCTTTATCTGCAGCTGCTGGGATTTGGATAGATTGCCTTCTCGCCCCGGGGCTTTCAGCTCCACCGGCACGATCCCG